AAAAATGAACATAACACAAGAACAAATAGACCAAGATAACACAAAATCAGAGTTACTTAGTGATTTAGTAGCAACCTCAACTGTAATGGATGAATTATGGAGATACCACCCAGATAATCCAAATAAAAAAGATATTATTAAAGAATATAATATTTTAAAACAAATCCATGGTGATATTGAGCAAGAATTAGATGATTTAGATAAAGTGATAAAGTAACATATATTTATAATTAAATAGTATTAATGATAGATAAAAATAAAATATTCAAATTATTTGTAGATGGTAAAGAAGTCGAGGGTGGAAAACTAGATGGAGAAACCAATGAGGAAATTCAAGAATTTATGAATGGGCCTTACGCTAAAATTGGAATGTTTGTTAAACTTATTCAAAATCACGAAGTATTTCATAAAAAATTAGAAAAATTTCTTAAACAAGAAAAACCTAATTACAATGTGGAGTCTACCAAAGAAGCATCTGAGTATACTGTGTATTATAGGGCTTGGAATTATATTAAAAATGTAGATATATGTAAAGATGATGATATTAATGCTATTATAAACTTCAATCCTTTAGCCCTTAATAGGACATTAGATAGCTCACTTAAGTTCTTCGAACAATATGAAGAATATGAAAAATGTGCACATATCTATAAAATCAAAGAAACCCTAAAAGAATACTCAGAATAATTAGGCTATTAAAAATCCTGTTCGTAAATTAGAAATACGGATTTAGGAAAAGCAGGGAATAAAAAATAAAGGATAAAAAGGGGAATAAATTTAACCCCGTATATAAATTAAACATATGAGAAATAGAGAAATGATTAATAGAAAGTTAGAAATGTTAGATCATGTTCTAATTAATCTACAACGCATTGTGAATACAAATGAACCCATTCAAACCTATAAACAGGGTATTGAAAAAGGGAAAGATATTGTGGAAGAAATAAGATCCATGATTGAAAGAGAACCAAATTCTCCCCAAGAAAGAAATAGTTCTATTCGATAAAATAAAAATTAAAATTTAAAATAAAAGGTTATGCAATTAACAGCAGAAAAATTACAATCCAATTGGGTTGAATTCAATACTAACATTGAAACATATATTACTGGGGATCGTAAACAACGTTTACTTGATTTCTATAAAAAATATGAAGATCGTATTATTCTAATGCCTGCGGCACATAAGAAAGAATACCACTCTGCGTTTCCTGGAGGATATGTAGATCACGTTAATAGAGTAGTAAAAGCAGCTTTATCCATATCCGCTGTATGGGAAGGATTTGGTTGTGATATGACTACATTTACACAAGAAGAATTAGTATTTTCAGCAATCAACCATGACCTAGGTAAAATGGGATCTGATACCGAAGAAGCATATGTACCTCAGACTGACCAATGGAGACGTGACAGATTAGGGGAGGATTATATGTTTAATAAATCATTACCATTCGCATCTGTTCCAGATCGTGGGTTATTTTTACTTCAACAACATGACATCAAATATACTTTTAATGAAATGATTGCTATCCAGACACATGATGGTTTATATGACTCAGCGAATGAAAAATATTTAAAAGCATTCATACCAGAACAAAAACCTCGCACATCACTACCATTTATCTTGCATCAAGCTGACATGATGGCAGCGCGTATTGAATTTGAAATTGAGTGGCTACCAAAGTTCTCAAAAAATAGCGTGGATACGTCAAAGAAGAATTATACATTAAAATCCAACACAAAATCATCCAAAACTAAGGCATTAAATAGTATGTCAAGTCCCGGATTAAAAAATATGTTAGATAATCTATGATGTTAATTCTTACAATTATATTAGGTGTTTTGGTCGTTATCTTAGGATATACGACCTTTAACCTTTTACGAAAAAATGAAAAGGCAGAAGACATAATACTTTCACAAAATAAATTTATTAATAAAGTAGATGAACATATTTCTTTTTCTAATGATCGCTTAAAACAAATCGATCAGAAAGGTACATTTAAAAGTGATGATGAAATAGGATGGTTTTTTAATGAAGTAAAAACAATCCAAAATGATTTATCCCAATTTAAAAAAGAAAATAACTAATGGCCGAAGTTAGAAAAAGAAGAAAAAAAAGTAAAAATTATTTTACACAAGATACAGAGAATGCTATAGTATTATATAATAATACCAAATGTCCTGAGACTAGATCCAAGATATACGAACGTGAAATTCATTTCGCGTTTTTTAAACTTACACAAAACATCATTCATACCTTTAAGTTTTACCATACTGATGTTGAAAATTTAGAACATTTACAACATGAAATAATTACATTCTTATTATCTAAAATGCATTTATTTGATCCAACTAGAGGAGCTAAGGCATATTCTTATTTCGGTACTATAGTAAAACGATGGTTAATATTATATAATACCAAAAATTATAATAAAAAAATCAAAAAAGTAGATGTTGAAATACTTACAGGAGAAAATTCAACCCATATATACTCTCAGGGAGATGAAAAGATAAAAAGTGATTTAGATAAATATGTTGATATATTTGTAAACCATGTCTCAGAAAATATTTATGAATTATTTCCTAAGAAAAATGATGCTCAAATAGCAGATGCTATCCTAGAGTTATTTCGTAAAAGAGAAAGTTTAGAGGTATTTAATAAAAAGGCACTTTATATCTATATTCGTGAAATGGTAGATGTTAAAACTCCTAAAATTACCAAAATTGCTGATAAACTTTATGATATATTTAAACAACAATATATTTTTTTCTTAGAAAATGGCTACGCCAAATTTTAAATCCTATTTATATTCATATTTATAACAAAATTATATTATGGGATCATTAGATAGTGTTGTATTCGGGAAGAAAAAATTCTCTAATATCTTAGAAGAAATATACAACAATCAAAAAAAGAAAGAAAAACAAATATCGGGTTTAATATCCGAACTTAAACCATTAATTCAAGATATTGGTGACGCAACTTTAATTGTACCACTAATTAAGGAATATATGGATATTGGCGTTCGTAACGATGAACAATTAATTAAAATGGCTACTATAATACAGCGTGCGCTTAATAATAGTTCTGGCGAGGATGCCTTGGGTATCACAGAAGAAGAAAAACAACAATTAATGGAGGAGTTAGATAAGCTCAATACAAATTTCGAAGAGAAAAAAGATGGCAAATAAATATGGCTTTTCTAGTATAAACCAACAATTAAATGTTAATACTACACCAGACACAACTTTAAAAAACCAAGTTGATTTACTTTCTCAAAATATAATATCTGCTAGAGTAACTGATATTATACTTGATAGTAATTATCCTAATTTTTTTGATTTAGGTGGTTGGAATGCCGTAGGAACCATTTTCTTTGAATCTGTTGGTGGAGCATCTTTGGATTCTAACTCCAATAATACTGCTTTACCTTTATTACCTTATTTAAAAAATTACCCTTTAGTAAACGAATTAGTATTATTATTCCAACTACCAGATACAAATATAGGAGATAACAATAATACTGTGAGGTATTATTATTTAAATCCTATTGCCCTTTGGAATAATCAACATATGAATGGTTATCCAAATTTATTAAAAAAAACACCCACACAATCTACCCAAAATAAATCCTACCAAGAGATTTTAGATGGTCAAACTTCCAAATCAACAGATGAGGAAGTTGACTATCAGTTTAATTCACCTAAAGTTGGTGGTACTTTTGCTGAAAGAAGTAACATACACCCATTATTATCATATGCTGGAGATATTATTATGGAAGGTAGATGGGGTAATTCCATTAGATTTGGTAGTACAGTAAAAGTAGATAGTAATAACTGGTCAGGAAATGGTGAAAATGGTGAACCTATTACTATAATTAGAAATGGACAATCCCCAGAATCGAGTGATGATGGGTGGGTTCCTGTAATTGAAGATATCAATAAAGATTTAAGTTCAGTATATTTAACTTCTAACCAAAATATACCTTTAAAAACAGATATAACCTCAAATCCAACATTATCTAACCCCCCCGAAGCTATTACAGCATATAGTGGTAGTCAGGTAATGATTAACTCTGATAGATTAGTATTTAATTCTAAATTAGACAGTATTATAATAAATTCTCAAAAAACAATATCATTAACCTCTATTCAATCAGTAGGTTTATATTCTCAAGATGGAGATATAACATTACAATCAGGTAAAGGAAATGTAAAGTTAGGAGATGTTAATGCTAATCAATCTGTTATATTAGGTGATAATTTTATGAAAGATTTTTCAAATCTAATTAAAAAACTCCAAACACTATGCTCAACACTTTCTAAAGAACCTCAATTATTCATTAGTGGTCCAGCAGCAACATCTGCACAAAATCAAATATCACAGATGTTAAATAATATTAACGATTATACTTCCAAAATTGTAAAAACATTATAAAATGGATTTAATATCATTAGCAACAGATTTTTTAAA